CTATTGGGGGCGAATTGGGGGCGAACCTGAAAAGAGGGAGTCGAATTTGTCTGCAGCTGCTTGATCGGCTGACTGGAGGGCGTGGCCATAAATATTCATGGTTGTACCAATATTACCGTGGCCCAATCGCTCAGAGATTATTTTTGCGTGAACTCCCTGGTTGATCAATATCGTAGCTGAGGTATGTCGGAGATCGTGGAACCGGATATATCTCAGCTTATTCTTTTTAAGAAATTCTCGGAACCATAGATAGGGCCGTTCTTGATGAAAGGCTCTGCCGTCTGGATGGGAGAATACAAAGAAGTATTTACCTCCTTGCCAAGCATCTCCGTAGTCTTCACGTTCAGTTAGCCGCGTTTCGTAATACTCTTTCAGAACGCCAAGTATAGAAGTAGGAATAGCCACCTTCCTTTTTGCGTTTTTGGTTTTGGGTTCTTTCACATGTGGAATTCCCGCTTTTGTGATCGATACGCTTTGCTGGACATCGATTATCCCTTTTTCAAGATCCACATGTTTCCATTCAAGGCCCAAAAGCTCGCCTCGGCGTAAACCTGTTGTTACAGCAAGGGCTACAAATAATCTCCAATGAATTGATTCTTTTTCAAGTGCATTAAACATTTGCATAACCTCTTTTTCATCGTAAGGAGTATTCCGCTTACTGATAACTTTAGGTTTTTGCACTGAAGCTACTGGGTTCTCCTTAATCACCTTCCACTCAACGGCACGGGAAAAGATATTTTTTAGAACCCTGTGGTTCATCTGGATTGTTCCTGATGCTAAAGTTCCTCCACCTCTGCGCACACCAGGTTCGCCTAAGCGCTTTAAGAAGTCGATAATGTGGAGAGGCTTGATTTGATCCAGACGTTTACCCTTGAACACCGGCAATATATGCTTTTCCAAATTCACCTCATAGGAGTATAAAGTCTTCTCCTCTAAGTGCTCTGTCGCATATTTGTCTCTCCACTCTTCAACAAAGGCGCCAAATGTCATTTTCTCCGGGGCGATATACTCTCCGGATTCAACCTCAATTTTAAACTTGATAAGCTCCTCTTCAAGGTACGTCTCCAACTTCTTTGTAGTTTTAAGCAGGGCCTTGTCTTCAACTTTAATGGTTTTGTATCTGCGATCACGAGATCCATCGGTCTTTTCGCCTACATCCACTACTAGACGCCAAGAATTCTCTCCTCGCTTTTCTTTGTATGCCATTATTTACAACACTCCAAACGTATGTTCTATTTATGGGTATATTTAATCGGCCTTTCGGCCGGGAAGCGCAAAGGTTCAATAGAATTCATGGAATTGATGAGAAATGCCGCACCTATTTAAGAATTGTTGTTTTGTCTCACCCTGTTCAGGTTGGTTATCGCCCACAATTAAGTGTACGGCTAAGCGATGTGCTTGCCGCTCGATTTTGTTAACCAAGAAAAGAGTACTGTTTCTTAGGAACGGCGTGTTAATACCTGGATGAAGAATTTTATGGGCAAGTTCGTGTGCACATGTATATGTAGATTGTTCTGGATTAAGTCGATTGTTTATGTGAATGACATGAATACGATTGGTGTGTGAATAGTACCCCCAAGTTTCCTTTCCCAAATCCTCGAATAGAACCACGACATTTAAATTAGCTGCGATCTCAAAAGGTGAATTGGTTCCGTGGGATTGAATGAGCTCTTGTGCTCTCCTCTTTTCTGCCATATCGACGCCCCCGGATGTTTATTTTCGATATTTTTTCGGCGTGAATTTTTTCTTGGCCATTTCTCGTGACATGCGAAGAGTATTTTCTAATGAAATGCGCAGCAACTCCCGATCCTCCTCGTCCATTGGTTCGCCCATAAATGACAGTGATGAATCAGAGTCAAGCTCATTCATCATTGCTTCAAGCTTCTTGGCGATGTCCCTTTCGTCTTTATCAGTTAGGGAGTAATACGGTTCTGCTTCAGTCGAGTTTGTTTTCTCTTGAGAAACACCGAGAAGATAATCAATCGTCACCCCAAAGTAATCCGCTATCTTTTGGAGCTTTTCTTGTTTAGGTGTATATTTCCCTTGCTTCCAGCTCGTAAGAGTCGCTGTGGTTATCCCAGTTTCTTTGGCAACTCGATACGCTGTAACGTTGTGCTCCTTCAATAGCTGCTCAAAAATTTCGTACATAGTTTTCCTCCATCTTCTTTCTCATTGAAAAATAAAGTCAGAAAACTAAGCCGAATATTGTTGACTAGCTCAGAAAGCTATGCTAATATACAAACATAGCTTAGAAAACTGAGCTAAAAACATAAATGGCTAAGATTTCTTTTATAACTTAGGTCGCACTATGATTATATAAGGAATCTTAGCTACTAGTCAATAGTTTTAATTGAAAGGTGGTGCGAAATTTGTACAAAAAGTTCCAAGAGCTTTTGAATTCATCGGAGAAGACAGCCTATCAAGTATCAAAAGAAACCGGTATTTCCACTGCAACCTTAAGCAACTGGAAAAACGGTAACTACAATCCCAAGGTGGACAAATTGAAAATTCTAGCTGATTACTTTGGAGTAACACTTGATTATTTCATCGTTGATGAAAAACGAAATGGTGAGACGCCATGACTGCTCTTGAAAAAGCTATCGCTGATATCGTAGCCCTGCATGTGGCTGAGGCAGAAAAGCGAATCATGGAACGTTTATCTGTTGAGAGTGACCGAGATCTTTCTTTCTCAGAAGCTTGCGACTATCTCAATATGTCTTCGTATTCGCTCCGAAAACTTTGTCTGTCGAAAAGGATTCCACATCGTACGGTTGGTTCTCCTGACAGTAAAAATCCAAGATATCTATTCAGCTCAAACAGCTTAGATCAGTGGAAGAAAGCGGAAGAAGCTAAGAATTACATGAGCGGAGGTAACTGACATGATCAGTATCCATCCCGTGCACCATCGGCTAGCTGAATTGACTGTAAAGGCTGAACGGATCGGTGGCTTTGATAAGCTGCCGGTAGAAGAACAAACGGAAATGTTCCAGTGCTTGCAAGCAAACACAGAACTCATCCGCAAAATCGAAGGGCTCAAGCAGCTTTCCTTCATTGCCTTGCAGACCAATGACACCGAATGGCATTTTGATATCTGCCGGCAGCTGGATGAGCTCGAAAAGAGTTGGAGGTGAAGGGATGAGCAAAGTTCTGGATATGGTTGTGCCGGATGTCATTGACTACTGCGCCAATGAGAAGTGCGGTGCGGAAATTGTTGTGGGTCAGCCTGCTACAAAGATCGGTCATGAGCTGGTGTGTTCCGGGAAATGCCTGATGCAAAAGCTTGGCGCTGTAACGATTATTGCTGGAAGGGAGGTGAGAGCGTGAATCGGAAACAACGGATCCGCACTTGTGGGAATCTGCTGCAGCTGATCGAGACGGCCAAGACGCTGCAGTTGCGTGAAATCTACCGCCTGCAATACGTTCAGCTGGCATCCAGGCTACAAAAGCAAAATGCAGCTTGAGCGGGGTAGGAGCCGCTGAAGCTGCAAAACCAAAAATCCATATACATTAAGGCCAGTGTAACACTGGCTGAAAGGGGAAGGCAATGAAAATCTGTTATCGGGAAATAAATTTTCGCCCTAGCAGTCTTCAACTAATTGAACGAGTTAACGCAATTATTCATGAATATCAGCAAATGGGCTACTCTTTGACTCTCCGGCAAGTATATTACCAGCTTGTTGCCCGTGATGTCATTCCGAACAATGAAAGGTCCTATAAAAATCTCGGAAGTCTGATTTCAGATGGCCGGATGGCAGGGCTTATTGATTGGCATGCAATTGAGGATCGGACCCGGAACCTTAAGAAAAATAGCCACTGGTCTTCCCCTGGCTCCATCATCTATTCTGCTGCCAGTTCATTTGCTTATGACAAATGGGAGGATCAGGAGAATTACGTCGAGGTATGGGTAGAGAAGGATGCTTTAGTCGGCATTGTCGGGCAAGTTTGTGCAGAGCTGGACATCCCATATTTTTCGTGCCGTGGTTACGTGAGTCAATCCGAAATGTGGTCAGCTGCTCAGAGGTTAGAGGATATGGCAGGAAATAAGGAGATCCACATTCTGCATTTAGGTGACCATGACCCGAGCGGTAAAGACATGAGTCGAGATATCTGTGATCGGCTAGAACTGTTTGGCGTAATGGTGGAATTTGAACGGATAGCCCTTAACTTTGACCAGATTGAAGAATACGCACCACCGCCAAACCCTACGAAGTTATCTGACAGCCGAGCTTCAGGCTACATTTCCGAATTTGGTTATGAGTGCTGGGAGCTTGATGCACTTCGTCCGGATGTCATTGACACACTTATTCGAGATAAAGTGACGGATCTTTGTGATCTGGAACTACTGCAAACAGCTAGGGACCGGGAGGAAAGATCCCGTGAAACCTTGAACGCAGTTGCACGAAACTGGTCAAAAATTGAAGCGGAGTATGGGGAGGCTTGATGCAATATGAAAGCTACAGGAATCGTTCGTCACATTGATGATCTTGGTCGCGTTGTGCTTCCTAAGTCGCTCCGCATTACTTTGGGTTTGGCAGAGGGCGCCCCGGTCGAAGTATTTGTTGATGGTGATCGCGTCATCCTCAAAAAGTACGCTCCGGGCTGCTATCTTTGCGGCGATGTTGATGGGGATTCTAAGGAGTTTTACGGGCACCAAATCTGCACGAAGTGTATAGGCGACATCGGCAAGTATGGCAGCCAGATTAAAGCCGGCATGGCGTCTGCTGCTGAATAAAATCCAATTTAACTTATAGGAGGACTTATATATGAATCATCTCGTACCTATCCAAATCACCTTGCAGGCGGCCAATGCAGCTGATGTTAAGCAGCTGGTCCACGATCTGGCTGGCACCATGTCTGGCATGACCAATAACGATATCCCTTCTGAAACTTCTGTTTCGAAGGTACATCCAGAAACTCCATCACGTACACGGAGAACCACCAAGAAGGAAGAACCTGAAACCAAACCAACTGATACCAGTGTTGAGGATACTACCGACTCGGATGCCGAGGAATTTTTAGAATCCGCGGAAGGCGATGCCGAAATCCCAAGCGTGGAGGCTCTACGGGCAAAGGCTCTGGAAGTAGGGAAGACAACAGCGAATGGGAAGCAAGCTGTAAAAGCCTTACTTGATAAATTTGAATGTTCATCCATTTCAAACGTACCGGATGAAAAGCGTCTTGCCTTCATGACCGAATTGGAGAAGCTTCTATGACTCAGCCGGCACACGCAGAGCGAGCTCACGCCCTGCTGGGGGCGTCCAAGGCGGACCAGTGGATTAACTGTCCGCCGAGTGCGCGGCAGCAGGAGAGCATTCCGGATAAACGATCTGAGTATGCCGATGAGGGCACGGCGGCGCACGAGCTTTCTGAGCTCATTCTGCGCCGGCGGCTGACGCCCTGTAACTTGGCGGAACGCAAGCGGCTGGAGAAAGCCATCTCTGTTTTTAAGACAATTAACCGGTATTACGGGCCAGAGATGGAGGACGCAGTGGGTGCCTATGTCGAGGTTGTAGAGGAGCGTTTCATGGCTGCCAAATCCCGATCAGCTGACGCGGTTATCCTGCTGGAGGAGCGTCTGGACTTCACAGAGTGGGTCCCTGACGGTTATGGAACGGGTGACGTCGTTCTGATCTCGGACGGAGTCCTTGAGGTCATCGATCTTAAATATGGCAAGGGAGTACCGGTCAGCGCGATCGGCAACTCTCAGCTCCGCCTGTACGGGCTGGGAGCATGGGCGAACTGGAATTACCTTTATTCCATCCATGAAGTCAGCATGACAATCGTACAGCCGCGCCTGGACAGCGTCAGCACCGACACGCTGCCGCTAGGAGAACTCATCGAATGGGCCGAGACCGTGGTTAAGCCTGCCGCTGCCCTGGCCGATGCTGGGGAGGGTGAATTTAAGTCCGGCAGCCATTGTCGCTGGTGCAAGGTAAAGGGAAACTGCCGGGCCCGGGCAGAGGAAAACATGAAGGCTATTGCTTATGAATTTCAGGATCCGGCGCTCCTCTCATTGGATGAGATTGGCGGCATACTGCACGTAGCTGAACAGCTGAAAGCCTGGGCGAAGGATGTGGAGGACTACGCCTTTGAACAGGCCAAGAAAGGCGAGCGGATCCCGTCGTGGAAGCTCGTGGAGGGTCGGAGCAATCGATCCATTACGGACAAGGAAGCCGCGCGCGCTGCGCTGGAAGCTGCCAAGATTGATGCAGCCAAATACCTCAAGCCGCAGGAGCTTTTGGGCATCGGTGATTTGGAGAAGAAGATCGGAAAGAAGGAGCTCGCCGCACTTCTGGATGGTTTGATTGTGAAGCCGCCTGGTAAGCCGGTACTTGTGCCGGAGACAGATAAACGGCCAGAGCTCAACAGCGTTGAGAATGATTTCGCCGGCGAGGAATTTGATATGGAGGAATAACGGAATGCAGGATAAATTGCTGCGTCTTCAAAAACAGCTCGCTATTGAATTGGGTTACAAAATTGATGTATATCGCGAGGAAGGAAAAGGCGTACTGGCCGTTAAACATGGCGAGCCCCTTCATCCTCTGAACGTAATTTTCACCATGTCCGACAGGCAATTGTCGTTACTATAATCCAACATAAAAGGAGAAATGAACAAATGGCAATCGATAATCAATCTACAAAACTGGTAACAGGTAAGGTTCGTCTGAGTTACGCAAACGTATGGGAGCCGCAAGAGAATGACAGCGGTGATCTCAAGTACAGTACGTCCATTTTGATCCCGAAGGACGACAAGGAGACCCTTCGTAAGATCAAAACGATTACAGATTTGCTTAAGGAGCAAGCAAAAGCCAAGTATAACGGGAAGCTGCCAGCTAAGTTCCATACGCCACTCCGCGACGGAGACGAAGAGAGACCGGACGATGAAGCGTATGCGAACCACTACTTCTTTAATGCCAGCAGTAAGAACAAGCCGGGGATCGCTAAACCGATCGGTAAAGATACATCAACAGGTAAAACCAAATTTGCCGAAATCACAGACACGACGGAAGTTTACTCCGGTTGCTACGCCAAGGTTAGTGTAAACTTCTATCTCTTTGACACCAAGGGAAACAAGGGGATCGCCGCCGGTTTGAATAACATCGTCAAGGTTCAGGATGGTGACTTCCTGGGCGGCCGCAGCAACCTGAACGATGATTTCGCCAATGAGGACTTTGATGACATTGTAGACATCAGCGATGACGATGATTGGATGAACTGATTATTTTTAACATCTCAGAAGGGGCTTGGATTTCAGGCCCTTTTTTTATAAACGCTATTTTTCGAAATCGGGGGTATTCATTCATGCAAATTAATGAACTGGTCAAAGCTGCCCATGAAAACGCCAAGTCAAAAGGCTGGTGGGACGAGGATCGCAGCTTCGGGGACATCATTTCGCTGATTCACTCGGAAGCGTCGGAGGCGCTGGAGGATTGCAGAAACGGGAAGCAGCCAACAGAGGTTTGGTATGAGTTCAACCATCCCACTTACGGAAAGCTGACTCATACTAGCAGAACTATGGAATGGGGCGGTGATTCCTATTTAGGGAAGCCCTGCGGCATCCCGTCCGAGTTGGCTGACATTGTAATTCGTGTGTTTGATGCCTGCGGGCGATATGGAATCGACCTGGAGCAGGCAATCACCGAAAAGATGGCCTATAACGCGACGCGGCCAATCCGGCACGGGGGCAAGAAGCTATGACGCTTCTCCAGATCGACCTTGAGACTTACAGTAGCGTAGACATCAAAAAATCCGGTGTTTACCCATACGTTGAGGCGCCAGATTTCGAAATCCTTTTATTCGGGTTTGCCTTTGACGAAGATCCGGTAACGGTTATTGATCTGATGGATTTTGAGGAAATCCCCAAAGACGTAATCCAAGCCTTGAAAATGGACGTTATCAAGACAGCCTTCAATGCCAACTTTGAACGGACTGCACTGGCAAAACACTTCCGCTGTCCAATGCCGCCTGAACTTTGGCGTTGTTCAAGTGTTCATGCCTTAACCATGGGCCTTCCCGGGGATCTCGGAGGTGTCGCTAAGGTGCTGAATGTGGATCAGCAGAAGGACAGCGCGGGCAAGGCGCTGATCAAGTATTTCTCTGTTCCTTGTAAGCCGACCAAGGTAAATGGAGGGAGGACTCGGAATCTGCCTTACCATGATCCGGAGAAGTGGCAGCAGTATAAGGATTATAACCGGCAGGACGTCGAGACTGAACGGGCCGTGCGGAAGAAACTTGAAAAATATCAAATCTCTGAATTCGAACATCGCCTTTGGGCGTTGGATCAGAAGATTAACGACAACGGGATCCGGCTCCTCCCTGAACTAGCGGATCGGGCGATTGAGTGTGACAACGCATTTAAGGAACGGACTATGGAGGAGGCCAGGGAGCTAACGGGGCTGGATAACCCAAATAGCCCGGCGCAGCTGAAAGCTTGGCTCGAAGAAGAGGAAGGCATTCAGATCGATGGCCTGACGAAAGACACGATCCCGGTCCTGATCGAGGAGGTCAAGAGCGATCGGGCACGCGAAGTGCTGAAGCTCCGGCAGCAGCTGGCGAAAACATCAGTCAAAAAGTACGAAGCAATGCAGCGTGCCCGCTGCCAGGATGACCGGGCTAGGGGCCTGCTGCAGTTTTATGGGGCCAACAGAACAGGACGCTGGGCAGGACGGCTGGTGCAGGTCCAGAACCTGCCGCAAAACAAGCTGAAGGATTTGGAGCTTGCCCGGGACTTGCTGCTCTCCGGTGATTATGAGCTTCTGGAAATGCTATTCGGTCCGCCACCCTTCGTCTTGTCACAGCTGATACGGACAGCTTTCATTCCCTCCGAGGGCTGCCGCTTCATTGTCGCCGACTTCGCTGCGATCGAGGCACGGGTAATAGCCTGGCTGGCTGGTGAGACATGGCGGCTGGATGTATTCGCAACACACGGCAAGATTTACGAGGCTTCCGCGGCTCAAATGTTCCATCTCTCATTGGATGAAATTACGAAGGAGCTGCGGCAGAAAGGGAAGATCGCGGAATTGGCACTGGGATATGGTGGCGGAGTCGGTGCCCTGGAGGCGATGGGTGCACTCAAGATGGGCCTCTCAGAAGACGAGCTACCGCCGCTTGTGAAGACCTGGCGCGCGGCAAATCCGAAGATCACAAAGCTGTGGTGGGATGTTGACGCGGCGGCCATGACGGCCGTGCAGGAACGAAGACCGGTGAAGCTGCAGTATGGGTTGACCTTTACCTGTGAGGGTGGGTATCTATTCATCCGACTGCCTTCCGGGCGCCGCCTATCCTACGTGAATCCGCGAATAGTGGACGGGAAGTTTGATAAGCCGGCGCTGGTATATGATGGCGTGGACCAGACGAAGAAGACCTGGGGCCGGGTAGACACCTACGGTCCGAAGCTCGTCGAGAACATCGTCCAGGCGATCAGCCGGGACTGCCTTGCGGTCAGCATGCTGCGCTTGGATGCAGCCGGTTTCCAAACCCGGATGCATGTTCATGACGAGGTCATTGTAGATGAGCCTACAGAGAATGATTCGCTGGATGAGATCACCGCGATCATGGGGCAGCCGATCGATTGGGCGCCGGGGCTGCTGCTGCGTGCGGAAGCCTATGAAACTGAATTTTATAAGAAGGACTGATGGTAATGAATGAGTTGATCATAGATGGTTTTGCCGGCGGTGGAGGAGCATCCAAAGGAATCAAGCGGGCAACAGGGAGAAGTCCGCATGTGGCAATCAATCATGACGATGATGCGATCAGTATGCATACAGTTAACCACTCTGAAACTAGACATTATCGGGAGGATATCTGGGCGGTTGATCCGCGTAAAGCGACGAGAGGACGCCCTGTTGGGCTTGCTTGGTGGAGTCCGGACTGTACTCATTTTAGCGTTGCGCGGGGCGGAAAACCAGTAGAAAAGAATATTCGCAGTTTAGCCTGGGTGATTCTGCGCTGGGTAGCAGCAGTACATCCAAGAGTAAATTTTCTTGAAAACGTGAAGGAGTTTTTATCTTGGGGGCCTTTACTCCCAAACGGTAAGCCGGACCCAGATCGCAAGGGAGAAACTTTTCGGAGTTTTGTACGGCAGCTTGAACAGCATGGATATGAAGTCGAATGGCGTGTTCTCCGTGCTTGTGACTACGGAGCACCGACAGCGCGTGAACGGCTGTATATGAGTTTTCGTAATGACGGCGAGCCAATTGTTTGGCCGGAGCCAACCCACGGGGATCCGAACAGCGAAGATGTAAAATCCGGCAAGTTGAAGCCCTGGCGAACAGCGGCGGAAATTATCGACTGGTCGATCCCAGTCCCGTCCATCTTCGGGCGCAAAAAGGAACTTGCCGAGAACACGAAGCGACGAATTGCCAAGGGCATCATGAAATTCGTAGTCAATAACCCAAATCCCTTTATCGTCACGGTGAATCACGGCGGAGAGGGATTTAGAGGGCAAGAGCTGAATCAGCCCCTCAACACTATTACATCGAAAAATGGTTATGGTCTTGTTGTCCCGTTTTTGCAGCAATATTACACTTCTGACTCGGCACGTGGCCAAGTTCTTGATCAGCCCATCATGACGATCCCAACGGAAAATAGATTCGGGTTGGTTACAGCTCACATATGTAAATTCCGGGGTTCGAATATTGGGCAGCCGGTGGACACACCTCTTCAGACGATCTCTGCAGGCGGGAACCATCACGCACTGGTTCAAGCTTTTCTAATCAAATATTACGGTGCTGGCATAGGTCAGGATTTAACTGACCCTATCGGCACTATTGTTAGCAAAGATAGATTCGGTCTTGTTTATGTTCACGGTACTCCATATCAAATTGTCGACATCGGAATGCGAATGCTACAGCCACACGAACTTTTTGCAGGCCAGGGATTCGATTCCGATTATATTTTCACTCATGGGCACGACGGAAGGAAATTCAGTAAGAAAATACAGGTTGATAAATGTGGGAATAGCGTTTGCCCGGACATGGCCGAAGTTCTCGTAGGTGCTAATTATCAGCCGGTTACATCAGAAGTGATGACCGGATGAGGTATGACCCGATTTTTCATGATATCCCGTGGGATCTGATCTATGACGATAACGGCGAGCTGATCGGCGAGGTCTATCTGACCTTACTGGATTCGCCTCGTAAACGGAAAAATAAAAAAAAGCCTCCTAACGGAGGCCCGCAGCGGTGACGATCGCAGTAAGTATCGCCAACGCCACTTGGTCACTCACTGTGATTTCAAACCCGAAGGCTTTAATCGTCATGAGCATCCCTCCTTTAAGCAGGGAAGGATTTAGCCTTTCGGCCAACCCTTGCTATAAAAGCCACAATAGACAACACGTATCTACTCCGGCTTCAACTTAAAGGAATGGAATAAATATACAATCTATCATCCTTGTTTGTCAATGACTATTTTAGGAGTGTAGCGCTATGAAATGGGAAGCATTCGAATGTGATGACTGCAAACAGCGGTTTGCACTTGAGCAGAAACCAGACGATGAAATCGAAGAACCATTATGCCCCGCCTGTGGCAGTTCGTATTTCAGGAGGGTCGAGCTACTGGAAGAACGATCACCATTGCAAGAAATCATAATGATTTCCGGTCAGCTGCCTGCCGAGGTTCTGAAGGATATCAATCAGAGAATTGGCGACTGGCTGGCAATGGGCGGCAAGGAGACGGACGAATATATCGAACAACAGCTGAGTTTTGCAAAACGTTTTGTCTAATAATTTTGAACGGAATTAGGGATGTGAAACCATGCAGGAACTGGACATTTCATTCGGCAAGCACCGCGCCGATACGAACTGGAAAACGGAATATTTGACTTGGGATGAGTTCGTCGATCGGCTGCGGAAGGTCCGGCGGACGGCGGAAACCATGGCGCAGTATGACGCCATGAATAATACCGCTCGCGGGAAGGTGAAGGACGGTCCTGCCTTCGTCGGCGGGCTTGTCCGGACCGGCCGCCGGAAAAAGGAGAATGTCGACAGCCGCAGTCTGGTCACCCTAGATATCGACCGCGGGGATGAGGACTTTCTATTCTCCGCTGAGCTGGTGCTTGGGGGGACGGCATACGTCGTCTACTCCACGCACAGCCATCGGCCCCAAAAGCCGAAATACCGCCTCATCGTCCCAGCTGATCGCAACATGAGCCCAGACGAATACGCCGCGGTGAGCCGCAAGCTGTCCGAGCAGATCGGCATGCAGTACTTCGACCGGACGACATTCGATGTCCACCGGCTGATGTACCTACCCAGCTGCAGCAAGGATGCAGAGCCTGTGCTGGAGGTTTACGAGGGCGGCCCGCTGAGCGTTGACCGGCTGCTGGCCGAATATGAGGACTGGCGGGATGTGATGTCTTGGCCGCGGCATCCGGAAGACAAATCACCGGCACAGCTCGCCGCAAAAAGGGCGCAGGACCCGCGGGAGAAGTTCGGTACGATTGGTCTATTCTGCCGGGCATACACGATCGAGGAGGGAATCAACACGTTTTTATCCGATGTGTACGTCCCCGGCTCTATGCCTAACCGGTACACCTACACCCGGGGGACCAGCGGCAATGGGCTGGAGATATATCCGGATCAGGATCTCGTCTATTCGCACCAGGACAGCGACCCGATCGCTGACGGCCGCACCTATAACTTATTCGACCTTGTCCGGGTTCACAAATTCGGCTATATGGACGAACGGGTGAAGGAGCATACGCCGGATGCGAAAAAGCCAAGTCACGTGGTCATGGAGCAGTGGACGGCTCAGCTGCCGGCTGTTAAAAAGCTGGCCTTTGCCGAGCGGCAGGCTGATTTTGAAGAAATGGCGGATGATTTCCCAAACGACGATGAGGATCCGGAGGACGCCGATTGGGAGACGAAGCTAGAGTTCCATCATAAGACGGGGCTGCCGCTGCCGACCGCAGGTAATATCGAAATCATGCTGACGCACGGACCGTGGAAGAATGTATTGGCGTATGACGCATTCGGGAACACGGAGGTGATCCGGCGTCCGCTGCCTTGGCGGGATCCGGAGCGCCCTGGACGATCTTATGAGCCTTGGCTGGGAGCCGATGATAAAAGGCTGCAGCACTGGTTCGCCAAAGTCCATGGAATCAACTCGGCCAAGACGATCCAGAACGCATTTACTGAGGTTGTGCATCGTAATACGTTTCACCCGATCAAGGCTTATGTGGAGAGTACGGCATGGGATGGCGTAGCCCGAGCGGAGAGGATTATTATCGAATATTTGGGGGCTGCCGATACCCATTACACGCGGCAAGTGACCCGAAAGATGTTGCTTGCCGCGGTCGCGCGGCTGTATCGTCCGGGATGTAAGTTTGATCAGATGTTGGTCCTGGTTGGGCCGCAGGGGGCCGGTAAAAGCTCCCTGTTGGCTAAACTCGGACGGGAATGGTTCTCCGACTCCTTACGGACATTTGAGAACAAGGAAGCCGGCGAACATCTGCAGAGTGGCTGGATCTTTGAGATCGGCGAGCTGTCGGCCATGAAGAAAACCGAGGTCGAGGAGGTCAAGGCGTTCTTGTCCAAGACCGAAGACCGGTACAGGGTGGCCTATGACCGGCAAGTTTCCGAGTTCCCGCGGAAGTGCGTCTTTTTCGGGACGACGAATACCCGTGACTTTCTCCGGGATGCCACCGGGAACCGCCGCTTTTGGCCAATCGAAGTTTTTCCAGAACAAGCAGAACGGAGTCATTGGGACGAATTGACCGATGATGAGGTAAGCCAAATCTGGGCTGAGGTTTTAAGCTGGTATAAGGCGGGGGAAACCTTGGAACTGGACAGCGAGGCCCGCATGGAGGCGGAGCGCCAACAAGCTTCGCATATGGAATCGGATCCGCGCGAAGGGATTATACAGGAATGGCTTGATATGCCGTTGGAAGATGAGATGGGACGTCCTACGGATGATCTCCGGGACAGGGTGTGTGCAGCCCAAGTCTGGACGGAATGCCTTGGAAAGAAACGAGGCGATATGAAGCCTTGGGATGGTAAGGATATCATGGATATTTTGCGTCGCTTACCTGGTTGGGTCGAGAGAAAAGGGAAAGCACGCGTACCAGGTTATGGTGTTCAACGTGTATTTGAAAGGTTGCCGTAAAGGGTTGCCAAGGAGTTGCCGGTGTTGCCGGGGGCAGTTGCCGAGATTGCCGAATGATGCCGGGAATTTGATTTTACGGCAATCATCGGAAGCCTAGACATAGCAAGGGCTTAAAGGCTGTCATTGCCGATGTTGCCGTAAAATCATTATAAATAGTAAAAAGTAAAATTAAGTAGAAATAGCGATACGGATATGTAGTTAAACGTGAAATATTACAGTACGTGTGCGTAGAAGGCAAAACGGAAACAGGTAGAAAGGGGTATCGAGATGAGAGAATCGACACTGGAACGTCGACTGGTCCGGGAGATCGAGAAGATCGGAGGCCTGGCCCCGAAATGGACCAGCCCGGGAAATCGAGGAGTTCCAGACAGAATTGTTATCCTACCGAATGGCCTGACCGTATACATCGAGATGAAGGCGCCCGGCAAGCCGCTGGCCCCACTACAGGAGCGCTGGAAGAGAAAGCTGCAGAGGTTGGGGCACCGGCACTACAAAATCGATTCGAACGAGGATATCGACCGGTTTATTAACGAGGTGAGCAGCCAGTGAAGTTTATACCGCACCAATACCAAGAGTATGCGACCCAGCGGATCCTGGACACGCCGTACATCGCCCTGCTGCTTGAGATGGGCTTAGGTAAAACTGTAAGCACGTTAACTGCGATGGATCTTCTGCTGAACGACTACTTCGAGGCCAGCCGGATCCTGGTGATTGCGCCGCTGAGGGTGGCTGAGGATACCTGGGCGCGAGAGATTGAAAAGTGGGACCATCTACGGCACCTGCGGATCAGCAAAGTGCTGGGGAGCGCTGCAGTGCGACGTAAGGCGTTGAAGGCCGATGCGGACATTTATGTGATCAACCGTGAGAATGTCGAATGGCTAGTCAGCGAATACGGCAGCAAGTGGCCTTTCGATACGGTGGTAATCGACGAACTTTCCAGCTTTAAGAATCCGCAGGCTAAACGCTTCCGTGCTCTCCGCCGGATCCGCCCGATGATCAAGAGAGTGGTTGGCCTTACCGGTACACCAGCGCCAAACAGCCTCATGGATCTATGGGCGCCAATATACCTGATCGATCAGGGCGAACGATTGGGTAAAACGATTACTGGCTTCCGTGACCGCTATTTCGTTCCCGGAAGCCGCAACGGCCATGTGGTTTACGAGTGGAAAGAGAAGAAAGAGGCTGAGGATCGAATATACGAGGCTATTTCCGATATTGCTGTCAGCATGAAAGCAGAGGATTGGCTGGAGCTGCCTGAACGGATTGACCGGACTGTTCCTGTCTCTCTGAGTTCCAAGGCCAAGGAGCAATACAAGAAGTTGGAGAAGGAACTGCTGCTTCCCTTCATGGACGCGGATGTTGTCGCCAGCACGGCTGCCGTACTGAGTAATAAGCTGCTGCAGATGGCCAGCGGCGCTGTGTACGACGAAGATAAAGGGGTGAAGTTGATCCACGATGCCAAGTTGGATGCCATGGAGGACATCATCGAGGCGGCCAACGGCAAGCCGGTCATGGTGTTTTACAATTTTAAGCATTCCCTGTCCCGGATCCAGCAGCGATTCCCCGAAGCGCGGATCCTGCGAAAAGGCAAAGACGGAAACGAGGATATCCGGGCTTGGAACAACGATGAGATCCCCCTGCTGCTTCTGCACCCGAAGTCAGCCGGCCATGGACTCAACCTCCAGGAATCGAGCTGCCGGACGGTCGTCTGGTTCGATCAGATCTGGAGCCTCGAAGAAGATCAGCAGGCAAATGCCCGCGTTCACCGTCAGGGAGTGCGGCACAACATTGTGGTGGTTCGACTCGTTGCTGAAGGAACTATGGATGAAGATGCAGTCGCAGCGCTGGAGCGTAAAGCTGCCGGGCAGGACGCCTTGATGGAGGCGGTTAAAGCACGGATTGAGAGGATGAAGGCCGAATGATAAGATCACGAATCCAAGGGGAACGATACCGCCCAATCATTACGGTTATGCAAGAGATCGATGGCGTGCCGGTTAAGGTTAAAATCAGCGGAAAGACTTATGTGCTTAAAGCTTTTAAACAACGGAAAGGCCGCTGGGCTAAGAAAGGGGATGGCCAAAAATGATTCAAACCAAGGATCAGAGCGTTATTGAGCAGCTGAGCGAGTACCGGCAGAAGAAAGCACGTATCCATTCCTTGAGTTCCTATAGTGTCGGTGGGGGGATCACGGTCAGCCGCTTGAACGAAGACGACCAGCTGCAGGAACTACACCGGAAGCTGCGAAACCTTCCGAGCTACATGTATCTGAACAAGCATGAGCAGAAATTGGAGCAGACAGCACACGCGTATCTAACCAGGTATCCTTCGGGTATCAGGTCCCAGCTGAGGGCTTTCCCTCGGACTGGTGCAGATGCTGAAGACGAAAAGATGCTGAGAGAGATCCGAAGCAAGATCAAGAAGGTCATGGCAGCGCGCGGTTACGATGTAGCCGACAACGTGGATGAGGTGATAGAACGCCTGACTGAGCTGCAGGATCTCAAAGCAGAAGTTGAGAGGATCGAAACTGTGTTGGAAGCACTTGAAAGCTATCAGCCTGATTACGCCAGGTTGATCCGGAAACACATTATTGACGGGGAAGCATGGGAGAGTGTGGCCGAAGAGATGAGCCTTTCTAAAGCTGTATTTTATCGCTGGCGCAAAAGGGCAATCATTGAGTTCGAAAAACTGGCAAAATAAGGCGAGACACAATAGAGACTGAAACGAGACTTAAACGAGAACACAGGCCGGAAATCCCGTGATAATATGATATCGTACCCATTTTGTATAGAGGCGGTCCGGCTATCGGCTGCCGCCTCTTTTGATTAATTAACCGGATGTAGTGTAGTGGTTGCATGCTTGCCTTGGGAGCAAGTGGTCGCAGGTTCGAGCCCTGCCATTCGGATTTTTTCATGAATCATCTCCCCTTGAATTGCCGTCTCGGATGAGGCGGTATTTTTATGGTAAATAAAAAGGTTACACGGGCAAAGGTGTAGAACATAGAGAGAGGAGGGATAGCAGAATGAACGTATGCATAAGATTAGACAATATTAAGCTTGAAACCACCATGCAAATTATAAACAAACATTTTATGATTTATGGTGAAGGAAATGACGTTGTTATAATTTGGGTTAAACCTGAAGAGAAAAGTGTGGAATCGGCGCCAACTATTTTTTACGATGCTATTAGATTAGCCTTACCACATGCTAATGTTTGGGCTAAGGAGTACGATCTTTCAGATGACCCTATTTTTTATGACTTAGTAAAAGGACGTAATACAACTTTATTAAACTATTACATAACGAAGGATAATAATTTTCAGAGCAACCCAGATGAGGTTATTTCGTTAGGCATGAAAGATATTGAGAGAATCAAAGAATGGCACGATTTGCTGATTGACCATAATAAGTCTCAGATTAGTCTGAGGAAATCTTCCGAGTGGAAAGCTGATGAATGGACGTTCGCTTTAAACCATTATTTGCAAGCTTGTTCTAGTAAAGGTTTAGAAGAGAGCATAATAAACTTGATTACTGGGTTTGAAGCATTGATGGTTACAGGAAAAGAAGAAGTCAGTTACAAAGTTGCATTAAATGCAAGTCTACTAATTTCGCATATCCCTGAGGAGAGGGAGAGAACATTTAAGGTTATAAAAGAAATGTACGGTTTAAGGAGCAAGGTCGTTCATGGCGACCTCCCAAGTTTTGTGAAAATCATGGCTAAACCAGACATTTATAATAAGTACTTTACTCTTAAAGAAATTTTGGCTTCAATTTTAATAAATACCTACGAAATTTCTTTAAAGGATTTGCATAGCAAATTGTACAATGCCATCTTTGAATGTCCAAGTATTTTGGAATAATGATAACTTTAACTAAAGCATCCTTCGGGGTGCTTTTTTTATGTATAAAAAAGCGACCATCAAGGCCGCTTATCTACAATACCCAATTTTTCTTTTATCGCGAACTGAAGCAGCTGGGAAAAGTTAACCCCTGCTTCTTCAGCTTCGTCATTAAGCCATTGAGGAATAGTTAGGGTTTTCTTCACTGCCTTGTTCTGAAGTTCGTCCCGGATCGGTTCAGTGCGAGCTTGGATTAGGGTAACAAAAGCGCCAGGATCCGCATCGTCTGGAATCAGGTGATCACTGGCTTTTGATGCGGCCGGAATTGGATCGCCGTCTTGTTCCATGCCGTACAGATGCAGAGCCATGGCTTCAGCAGCCATAAGCATAGCTTCGTCCAGATCATCGCCTTCAGTCACGCAGCCTGGGAGATCGGGAAACGTAACGGTAAGACCGCCATTCTCGTTTGGATCGAATACCGCAGGAAAAATATATTTTGGCATTTATATAAAACCTCCTTTTGGCGGGCCCCTTATTGGAGCCCCGCCTGTTTGAGTATGCTTTTGATGGTCTTTGGTGCTAAGTCTTTCTTGGGGTGAGGGATTGTTACTTTTCCGGGCTTGGTTGGATGTTTGTATTGATGATGGCTGCCGACCACGGCTACCAACCTCCACCCATCTTTTTCAATTAATTTTATCATATCCCTCGATGTCATTCCCTCATCTCCTTTCTAATATTATTGTAACACGTGTGATTTATACGTGTCAAGAATTTATACGTGTTTTTTATACGTGTTATTTTCAGTAGAATTTGATTAAAGTAGGTGAAAATCATGATGGTTATTCGATGGCTCGTTCGATTAACGAATGGTTGTAATACACGAAACAGGCAAGAACGAAGACGGGCGTCCAAAGAAAAATGAGCATGACAAACAAAACCAACACAACGCGGGGGTGGTGATCGTGTAAATGGCAGATTTGCATAAGGCAGCCGAGCAGGATTATCTGCAAGGCATGAAATATAAAGAGATCGCTGAGAAATTCGGCGTTTCGATCAACACCGTCAAGAGCTGGAAGCAGCGCCACGGTTGGGACCGGAAAACGGGTGCACCCAAAACGAAAAGGGTGCATACAAACAAAGGTGGTGCGCCCAAGGGGAATAAGAATGCAGTCGGGAACCGCGGCGGCCCGGGCGGACCCCCAAGGAACGACAAGGCCGTGACGCACGGCTTTTTTAGGAAGTATCTGCCGGCGGAGTCGTTGGAGATCGTGGAGGAGCTTCAGACCCGCTCCCCGCTGGACATCGTATGGGACAATATCATGATTCAATACGCCGCCATCATCCGGGCCCAGCAGATCATGTATGTCCGAGATCGGGACGACGAGACTCGGGTCCTGAAGAAAGAGAAGCCTGGTATGTTTGGGACTGAGGAAGAATGGGAGTATCAGCACGCCTGGGACAAGCAGGCAACCTTCCTGCAGGCCCAGAGCCGCGCTATGGCGACGCTGCAGGGGCTTATCAAGCAGTATGACGAGCTGCTGAAATCCGACTTGGCCACAGAGGAGCAACGGCTCCGGATTGCCAAGCTAAAAGGCGAAGTCGATAAAATCAATAATGACGCCTATCCTGAAGTGGTCATTTTTAAGGATGATCTGCATGAGTAAAGAAATCAGCTTACAGCAGACTGTCGGCCGCGGCTATGCAGAGTTTTGGAAGTTTAAAGGCCGTTACCGAGTTGTGAAGGGCGGCCGGGGGTCGAAAAAGAGCGTTACGAATGCCCTGTGGATCCCAGTCAATATGATGAAGATGCCGCTGGCGAATACGCTTGTTCTCCGGAAGACGTTCAATACGCACAAGGATAGCACCTGGGCGCAGCTCAAATGGGCCGTGAACCGGCTCGGGGTAGCTCACCTATGGAATTTCAAGAAGAGCCCCCTGGAGGCCATATACAAGCCCACCGGTCAGAAGATATTGTTCCGGGGCCTAGATGATCCGATGTCAATCACCTCGATCACGGTGGACACCGGTTATTTGTGCTGGGCATGGTTCGAGGAAGCCTACCAGATCATGAACGAGGATGATTTTGACAAGGTGGACATGTCGATCCGCGGCGAGATGCCGGAAGGATACTTCAAGCAGCTGACACTGACCTTTAACCCTTGGAATGAAAAGCACTGGTTGAAGACCCGCTTCTTTGATAACCCGGATCCAGACACGCTGGCCATGACGACAACCTACCGGTGCAACGAGTTCCTGGGCGACGATGACCGGGCTCGCTTTGAGTGGATGAAGGCGAATAAGCCAAAACGGTACCGGGTCGAAGGCGCCGGGGATTGGGGTATCTCGGAAGGGGCGATTTTCGAAGATTGGCGCGAAGAAGACTTCGATTACCGGGCGATTGCCAAGCTGCCGGGATACCGCGCAGTGTTTGGGCTGGACTTCGGATATACGAATGACCCGACGGCGATGGTGGCCGCTCTAGTGAACAAGGATGAGAAGAAGCTGTATATCTTTGATGAACATTACGAACACGGGATGATGAACGATGATATAGCGGCCATGATCAAAGAAAAGGGTTTTGCCAAAGAAAGAATCATCGCGGATTCATCAGAGCCGAAATCCATAGACGAGATTCGGGGCTATGGGATCCCCAGAATACGACCTGCTGAAAAAGGTGGGGACAGCGTAAAGGTGGGGATCCAATACCTGCAGCAATACGAAATCATCGTCCATAAATTCCGCTGTCCGAACGTCAGCGTTGAGCTTTCAAGTTATGTCTGGGAGCAAAACAAGGCTGGAAAATTTCTGAATAAACCAATCGATGATTTTAACCATACCATTGACGCCTTGCGGTACGCTATGGAGCAAATCAGGAAGCCTGGCGGCGTCTCATTCAGTTAGAAAGGAGGAACGCAATGAGCACATTACAGGAGATCCTGAACAACCTGGACGAAAATGCCCCGATGAGCCTGGAAGAGATCATCACCGAGGAAGTTTCCGAATGGGAGCGCTCGGAAGAACGCAAGCTGATGGTCACCGGCCAGCAATATTATCGAGTGAAAAATGACGTGCTGCAGCGCGGCCGGTACACGATTGACGAGAATGGACGACGGGTTCCAGTGACGAATCTCGCTGACAACCGGATCCCTCACGGGTTCGTTCGCAAGCTGGTGGATCAGAAAACGGGATACTTGCTCTCTCGCCCGTTTATGGTTGAAACCCAGAAGCAAGCATACCAGACCCTGCTCGACGAGATTTTTGATAAAGGCTTTAGGCGGATGATGAAGAACATCGGCAAGGACGCCGTGAACTGCGGAAAGGGCTGGCTGCAGGTTTACTACGACAAAGTTGGGAAGCTGTCATTTCTAAGGCTGCCGCCTGAAGAGTGCATCCCGCTTTGGAAGGACGCAGCTCATACGGAATTGGATGCCATGATCCGGGTTTACGAAATCGAGGAATATGTGGCCAAGACCAAGACGACGGTCAAGAAGGTGGAGTTCTGGAACACGGAAGGTATTCGGTTCTATGAATACCGGCAAGGGGTGCTCCATTTTATCGAGCATCGCAGCCATGTGACGTTGGTTGACGAGCTTGATGGTGAGGTCGTTGAACAGGGCATGAACTGGGAGCGCGTGCCGTTTATTTGTTTTAAATACAACGATGAGGAGCAGCCCCTGATCGATATGATCAAGCGGCAGGTGGATGACTACGACAACCGGAAGTCGGACAATTCCAATAACCTCGAAGATCTGCCAAACAGCATCTTTATCGTCAAAAACTTCTCCGGGACCGGTGGTGGCGAATTCCGGAAGAACATAGCTGCATATCGCGTGGCAATGGTGGAAGGCGACGGCGACGTAAATACGATCAGCCTGGATATCGATACGGAAGCCTATAAAACGCATATGGAGCAGACCCGTCGGGATATATACGAATTTGGCCGGGGCGTCGATACGCAGTCAGATAAGTTCGGGAATAGCCCTTCGGGGATCGCGCTGCGCTTCCTGTACTCTGATCTGGACATGGACGCCAATGACATCGAAATCGAGTTCCAGGCTGCCCTGGAGCAGTTGCTCTGGTTTGTCGATCAGCACATTATCAATACGGCAAAGGTTGATTACTCGGAAGAGCCGGTCGATTTCATCTTTAACCGGGACATCCTGATCAACGAGACCGAGGCGGTGACCAATGCCAAAGACAGCGTCGGCATCCTCTCCAACGAAACAATCGTTGCGAATCATCCTTGGACTACCAATACCAAGGACGAGATGAAGCGCATTGAAAAGGAGCATGCAGCAGCGCAGGAAAAGTTTGATCAGGGGCAATTCGGCGGCCTGGAAGATGATGAATCATGAATTCGCAGGAATATTGGCGGAAGCGCGCTGAACAGGTAGCCAGTCAGCAGTTCGAAAAGGCGGACCGGTACGAGGCGGGATTGAAAAGGCAGTATGAGCTTTCTCTCCGATCCATTCAGCGGGATCTGGAATCTTTCTATCAGCGCTTCGCCAAGAATAATGAGATCAGTATGGCGGAGGCGAGGCGGATCCTGGATGCCGGCGAGCTGGCCGAGTTTAAGATGACGCTCAGCGAATTTCGGAAGAAGGCCAAGAACAACGCAGACGGCCAGTGGACGAAGGAACTCAATAACGTCTATTATCGCACCCGGGTCACCCGGCTGGAGGCGCTGCAGCTTCAGGTCAGGCACCAGGTCGAAATGTTGGCCGGGAGCCAGCAGACGGGCGCAGGGAAGCTTCTGGGCGAGATATACGAGGATACCTATCACCGGACACTCTATGAGATCAGCAAGGGAGGGCCTGGGATCCTCGCTTCCTTTGCTCGGGCAGATCAAGAAGCCGTTCAGCAGGTGATCAGCCGGCCATGGTACGGGAAGAATTACAGCTCCCGGATCTGGGAGAACCGGGACAAGCTGCTGCGGGAGCTCCGGACGGCATTGTCGCAATCCTTCATTCGAGGCGACAGCGTGGAGAAGGTCGGCAAGCTTTTTGCTGAACGAATGGGTGTTGCAAGGTCCAACGCGGAGCGGCTGATCCAGACGGAGAGCGCCCACATCATCAACGAGGCCACAGCTGACGGATATGCCAATAGCGGTGTCGTGAAAAAATATGAGATTCTTGCGACGCTGGATAACCGGACAACCCCGATATGCCAAAGCATGGACGGCCGGGTATTCCTGCTGACGGAGAAGGAAACAGGCGTCAATTATCCACCGTTTCATCCTCGCTGCCGGACGACGGTTACCGCCGCTTTTGACGACGAAGAAAGTCCAGGAAAGCGGATCGCTAAAGACCAGGATGGCAAGCGCATCTATGTGTCAGGCGATATGAAATATGAGGACTGGAAGAAGGAATATATCGACTCGCATAATCCCGAGAAAAAGGATATACTGAGCGGTGAAGACCACTTTAAGGCCATCATGGATAAAACCGAGGCGCCGCAGGAATACAAGGATACCCTGCAGCGGCGTTTTGCCAGCGGATCCGAGACAGCTAAACGGGTATTCGCTCAGTTCGTCACGGATAATGTGATCAAAAACGCAGATTACAAACAGGGGGCGCATTATTCGCCTTCTGAAAAAGTAGTAAATATGAATTTTGCGGATGACCTGAAAAATCCAAGGGGCAGCGGCGCCACGTACTTCCACGAGCTCGGCCATTATGTCGATAATATGGCGGCCATCGAGCTGAAGGGCAAGGAAACGATTGGCGGCATATCGCATATGGAGCTGGAAGGCATCGGAAGCGATGACTTCAGACAAGCAATCCTTCGCGATGTGCAGGATACATTGCAGAATTATATCAAGAATCACGGGGTCAAGCTCCCGCAGGCACGATTGGAGATTTCCGCAGCGCTGTCAGCCGGTAACGGAGCTTTGCATTCCGCCATATCAGACATCTATGGCGGCGTGACCAAGCACAGGGTGCGCGGCCTATACGGGCATTCCTCGGCCTACTGGAAGCAGCTCCCGAATGCGATCGAGAAAGAGGCATTCGCGCATATGTTTGAGGCGAGCTTTGACCCTGAAGGCAGCCGGGCCGATTTAATGCGGAAATACTTGCCCAAATCCTTCGCCCTATTTGAGAAAATACTGGAGGCGATCTTATGGTCGAAATAACATCTGAGCTAAAAGGCAGGATGGATGCTTTTTTCAAACGATTCGGCGATGTCGTCCCGCTGGAGATGATCCCTAGCAGCGAAACTACAGAGGGGTTGATCGAGAAGATCGACAAGAGCCTGGAAGCTGGGGAAGATCTCTTGCCGCAAGAATACGGCTGGAAGTTTGACGGAACCGAATTATACTGAATAAGCACTCTCGAAATCACGAGGGTGCTTTTTGTTTGGGCTCTGGTTGAGACTGCCGGGGCCCTTTTGCTCGTTGGCCGGAGCATATCGGCCAGCTCCCTTAGCTGGAGAGCAGCTATAAAAATCTATGGAGGTCATGAATTATGGAATGGTTGAGAGAACTTTTGAAGAAATTGGGCGTCGAGGAATCTACGATTGACAGCATTGTCACGGATGTAAATAAGGAGATCCCGAAACACTTCGTCCCCAAGACCCAGTATAACGACCTGGCCGAACAGCGAAAGAAACTGGAGAAGGATCTGGGTGAACGGGACGGTCAGCTGGAGGAGCTTCGGAAATCTGCCGGCGCAAGTGAAGATTTGAAGCAGCAGATCGAGAAGCTGCAGGGCGATAACAAAACGGCCAAGGAAAAATACGAGGCTGAAGTTAAGGAGCTGCGTCTGGGCACCGCGGTTAAGCTGGCGCTGGCAGGCCAGGTGCATGACCCGGATATCGTTGCTACCCTGCTGGACAAATCGAAAATCGAACTGGACGATGCCGGCGCCGTCAAAGGCGGACTGGACGACCAAATCAAAGCCCTGCGTGAAAGCAAGGGCTTTTTGTTTACCGAAAAGCCGGAAGAGAAGAGCCCTCAATTCAAGGGTTTTCGTCCTGCAGACGGTAAGGACAAAAAGGACGGCGGATCCGCCAGCCTTGGAGAAAGTTTCGCCAAAGCAGCAAATGACAGCGGCAAAGCCCCCGCTGCTGCGCCAAACCCTTGGGGCTAAGAAAGGAGCATAACCATGCCATACGTTAAAGATTACGGAAATTCTCAGGAAATCAATTTCCTGGCCAGTGCCAAAGTCGTCAGCGCCACCTATCAAATTTCAAATGCCGGTGTTGCTGCGAATGCCCAGGGCCGCAAGATCGTACCGGCGGGTACGGTTTACCCGGCCAATGACGCAACGGCCATTGGTATCATCTACACCGATACAGACGTCACAGAGGGCCCGCAACCGGGCGCCGTGCTGATCGAGGCCTGGATCCTGGAGGATCGCTTGCCGGCACCGGTGACGGCAGAAGCGAAGACAGCGCTAGCCGCCAGCTCAGGCATCAAATTTAAAAAGATGGTCTAAGGAAGGAGACATAAAACATGCCAAACGTATTGGAACTTTTTAATCAACGTGAGATCTTGAATTATTTAGGGAATCGTCAATTCCCACCTTTGCTAGGGGAATCGCTGTTCCCGGAAGTCAAACGGGATTCGCTCGAGTTTGACCAAATCAAAGGGGCGCGCCGTGTGCCGGTTGCGGCCAGCGTGCACAGCTTTGACTCTGAGGCTGAAATCGGCAGCCGGGAATCCGGGCGTCAGGCTTTGGAGCTGGCGTTGATCAAGCGCAAAATTCAGATGAAAGAAAAAGACATCATCGCCCTCGAAAACCCGCGCACCCCTGCAGAGCAGCAATACCTGATGCGGGAAGTGTTCAATGACATCGACGTGCTGACCGCCGGCGTTCGCGCTCGTGTTGAAGCGATGCGCATGGAAGCTGTGGCGAATGGAACGATCACCCTGAATGAAAACAATCTAAGCGCTACGATCGACTACAAAGTCCCTACAGATCACAAGGAAATTCTGTCCGGTACTGACCTGTGGACTGATCCTACCAGTGATCCAATCACACAAATGCAGGACTGGTATACGACCCTGGGGACGAAGCCGCGCCGCGTGCTGACCTCCAGTAAGGTATTGGCCGCTCTGTTGCGCCATCCGAAGGTGATTGCAGCCTTGTTCGGTAATAACTCTGCCCGGGTGGCTACCCGCCTGGATCTGAACGCGTTTATGCAGCAGCTGGAGCTGCCTACCATCGCGGTGTATGACGAAGTTTACCGGAAACAGAAGAAAGACGGAAGCTATGAGCAGCTGCGCTACTTCCCAGAAGACAAATTCGTAATGATGCCGGATGGGGCGCTGGGTGAAACCATCTATGGCCCGACTGCCGAAGAGATCCGCCTTGCCCGTGACCCGCAAATCGATATCAGCAAAGTGGGTAACGTCCTGGCCATGGTCTATGAAGACGGCAAGGACCCGGTGAGCACCTGGACCAAAGCTGTAGCGACGGCGCTGCCTTCGTTCCCAGCGGCCGACGAAGTCTTCCAAGCCAAGGTACTGTAAGGAGGGAAAACCGATGAAAGTAGAAGTGTTGAATATCCCAATCCGCCATAACGGCTCTCTTTATAAACAAGGAGAGTCGTTTTCCATTTCTGAAAAGGAATACGATCGAATCAAAAATTTCGTCGGTATTCTTGAGGAGGACGAAAGTCCGGATCCTGATCCCAACAAGTCGCTGGAGGATATGAAACTCGACGAGCTGAAAGCCTATGCCAAAGAAAAGGATATCGACCTGGGCGGGGCTACCAAGAAAGAAGATATCCTTGCTGTACTGAAAGAGGCCGGCGATGACGGACAAGGAAACTAGGGTCTTAGAGCTGGTCAAAGTAAGGTTGGGGCTTCAAGATGAGGCCCTGACCCCTTTGATTATCTCCTATATCCCTGAAATCGAATGGCGGATTAAGAACTACTGCCACATTACCGATGTGGCGGATGGGCTGGTGTTCACCTGGGCTTCAATGGTGCTGGATGTTCTGAAGGCAGAGCATTCGACCATCAAAGAAATCGGCAAAACGATCGACCGGGGCGGCAAGAACATCAAAATCGGGGATACGTCGATCTCTCCGGCAAGCGGCGGCGGGCAGGAAGCTAAATCGGCTATCGATTCGGTGGTCCTCAATTATTCGGTGGATTTGAACAGGTATAGGAGGATGACATGGTGATGGACATCGATTATGCAGAATACCGGGAAGCGCTCGAGGAGACGTACGAGGATGTTTGTACAATCAGCGGCTATCGAAATAAGACGAAGCCAAACGGCGGGACGGTGTCGGTGCTTACCACCCTTTACACGGATCAACCTTGCCGGCTGTCTCAGATGGCTTTAGGGACCAATGGCCAGACGGAAACGGTGAACCAGGTCGCCTATGAGACGAAGCTGTTTATTTCTCCGGATGTGACGATCGAACAAGGCGACAATATCGAGGTCACTCACGCAGGCCACAAGCGCCTGTATTCGGCCGGAGAGCCCTTCCCCTACCCGACACACCAGGAAGTCAGTTTAGAGCGCAAGGGGAAGGCCTGACGTGGCTAAATGGGGCAGCTTTGATTTTAGTCAGATGCAGCAGCTGGCCAAGACATTCAAAGACGCGATTGATCAGCGGATCATCGAGCGCTGGATCCGGGAGTTCCTACTGGAGATGGCCTATCGAGCCGAACGCAAGATCAAGAAGCGCACACCGGTGGATACCGGGGTCCTGCGGCGAAACTGGCGGGTAGGAAACGTAGTCCGGAAGGGAAATGCGTATGAGGTCGAAATCTTTAATAACACAGAATACGCCTCTTACGTGGAGAACGGTCACCGGTCGGGTAAGGATCTCACCGAATGGACAGAGGGCCGGTTTATGGCCACGATCAGCATGAAGGAAATCGAAAGAGAGCTTCCGCGGTATCTGGAGAAACGGCAGCTGGAGCTATTGGACCAACTCATGAACGGGAGAAAGGGGTGACCGTGTGCAGGAAGTCACCATAAATACGATTCGAGACGGTGTCATCCTGGCACTGTCTCTTTTATTTCCGGGTACGATCATTTACGAAGAAAAGATCCCGCAGAATTTCGAGGCGCCTTGTTTCTTCGTCAAATTGTTGACTGGGGATCAAGCCCATGAATTGAATCGGCGTTATTACCGCACTCACGCTTTCGATATTCACTTCTTCCCCAAAGGAGAGGAATATAACCGGGAAGCGCATGACGTGGCTGAGCGGCTTTATGAGGAGCTGAGAGAGCTGCGGATTGATGGCGCTTTGTACCGAGGCACGTCCATGAGTCACGAGGTCGTGGATGATGTTCTGCACTTTTTCGTGGATATTAATTTCCACGTGCTGCGGCCAAAAGACCAAGTGCCGAAAATGAAGACTCTCGAACAGGAGGGATATTTGAAACATGGCTAAAGAAAAGCTGGCCACTGACGCGGTAGGTGGCTTTACGAAAGAACAATTTTTGCAGTCCCAGCAATGGGAAGGGACAGAGAAGGATATCCTTTCTGCCGTTCTGAATGATGGGAAGTTGTATTCGTTGGCAGAAGCCAAAAGGCTTGTCGAGGAATTTAAAAAGGGAGAGGTGAAGTAGCATGGCGGGTGGAACATGGTCATCGATGAACAAGGAACGCCCCGGCGTGTATATCAACGTGGTATCCGAGCCTCAGGCATTGGGGACGATCGGTGAGCGAGGGACGACCGCATTGGCGTTATCGCTGCCCTGGGGTCCCGCAAAGCAGCTCGTCACGGTTGAGGCAGGAGCTGACACCCTGGATGTGCTCGGGTATGATATCAGCGATCCTACGCTGTTGTTGGTTCGCGAATCGCTCAAAAGAGCAAAAACGCTGCTGTTGTACCGGCTGAATGAAGGAACCAAGGCGTCGGCAACCCAAGGTGACTTAACGATCACGGCCAAATATTCCGGAGAGCGAGGCAACGATATTTCGATTGTCATTCAATCCAATATCGACGACCCCTCTAAGTTTGACGTGAAGACCCTGGTCAAAGGGACCGAAGCGGATAAACAGACCGTTGCGGGCATTTCTGGTCTGGCCTCAAACGCGTGGGTAGACTTCTCCGGGACCGGGGACCTTACGGCTACGGCCGGCGCAAACCTTACCGGCGGTACGAACGGAGCGATAACGAATGCGGATCATACGGCATTCTTGTCAGCACTTGAGCTGCAGGATTTCAATACAGTCGGTCTGACTGTCGACGATGCAGCCCTGAAACCGGTGTATGTAGCCTTTGTGAAACGTATGAGAGAGACCGAAGGCAAAAAGGTACAGGCTGTACTCACAAACTACCCAGCAGCCGATTACGAGGGCGTGATCAGCGTCAAAAACGGGGTTATTCTCTCCGACGGGACGACGCTCACCCCTGCGCAAACCGTAGCCTGGGTGGCAGGTGCAACGGCTGGAGCAAACCTAAATGAGGCATTGACGTATACGGCCTATGACGATGCGGTGGATGTGACGCCAAGATACACGAGCACTCAGATCGAGGCAGCTCTGAAAGCCGGGGAGTTCCTCTTTACACCTTCTGGCGGGCGTGCCGTTGTTGAGCAGGATATCAATACGCTGCAGTCGTTCACTCCGGAAAAAGGACGTCAGTTCCGTAAAAACCGTGTGCTTCGGGTCCTTGATGGCATTGCCAATGACTTGAAACGTATTTTTGAAACCTTCTACTTAGGCAAGGTCGATAACAACGAAGACGGCCGGAACTTGCTAAAAAGCGAAACCATCTCCTATATGAACACCTTGCAGGCAATGAATGCAATCCAGGAGTTTGACAGCCAAAACGATGTCACGTTTGCTCCAGGTACGGAGTCGGACAGTGTCTATGCCGAAGTTGGTGCTAAACCTGTGGATGCTGTTGAGAAAATCTACATGAAAGTGCGGGTGAAGTAATATGGCGTTCATGAAGGCGGGAGATGCAATTTCGGGCCAGGAGGCGCGGGCTTATGCGACGATTAATGGCTCTGTTGAGGAAATGTTTTTCGCCAAATCGCTCGAAGCAAAAGCCGAAAAGAGCAAATCGGATTTTAAAGCCCTCGGCAAGCGAGGCACACAGAGTAAGGCGACGGGCTGGAAAGGCACCGGCAGTATGACCATTTACTATGCCACTCCGCTGTTCCGACAAATGATGCTGGATTATATCAAGACCGGCAAGGATACGTATTTCGATATCCAAGTTGTCAATGAGGATCCAAGCAGCTCGATCGGCAACCAGACGGTTGTGCTGAAGAATGTGAACTTGGATTCGGTTGTCCTGGCGAAATTTGATGTTGAAGCTGAATTTTTAGACGAGGACATCGATTTTACATTTGATGACGCGGATATTTTGAATAGCTTTGTAAAACCAACACTTGGATAAAGGAGATAAACGAATATGAGCCTTAGCGCCTTTTTTGCAAATAACGTACAAAGCGAGATCACCGAGGAAGTGGTGGTCTCTGAACGATTTAAAGATGAGGACGGCAATCCGATCCCTTGGAAGCTCCGCACGATGACGGAGGCAGAGAACGAGCAACTTCGGAAATCCAGCACGAAGATGCAAAAGCAAAAGAAAGGCATGCAATTGCCCGACTTGGACCCTGACCTGTATGTCGCTAAAATGGTCGTGGCTTGCGTCGTTTATCCGAACCTGAAGGATGCAGAGCTGCTGCAATCGTACGGGGTGATGGCGGCAGACGAACTTCTGAAGAAAATGCTGTTGGCCGGCGAGTACGCTACATTGGCCGAGAAGGTACAGGAGATCAACGGATTTGATAAAGATATTAATGACCTTGCTGAAGATGTAAAAAACTAATGAAGGAGGGCGATGGCGAAGCGAATTACGCCTATTACGCCCTCCACCAACTGCATATCATGCCTTGGGATTTCGCTGGACTTGAGCCGAGAAGAAAGGCTGCGCTAATCGCGATGATTCGAGAAAAGATCAAGGCCGAGGAAAAACTTCACAGAAACTGAAACTTTTAACCCTCCTTTTCGTGTATAATTGGTAAAAACAGACTATGTACGGAGGGAAATATGGCTAAAACGGTTGTTACTCTAGTGTCTGGCCTATCTCTTAGTGATCCTAAGGCGCAACTGGAGATAACTTTTGATGAAGAAAACCTTGTTATAACCGAAACTGGATTTAGTGGGTTTAAGAAAAAGGTAGCAAACACCTTTCGGATTCCATTAAGTAATGTATTGGAAACAATGGTTACTACGGAAGAAGAATTCTATGAAAAACAGAAAAGCGTTGTAGGAAGAGGGCTGGCAGGAGGCATTGTTGGAGGCGTTGCGACAGGGGGGATTCTTTTCCTTCCAGGTGTCATACTTGGCGGCTTGTCTGGGCTTGGAAAAAAGCAAAAGTCCAAAAATCTACCGGTATATCTCGTGTCTTATGTTTCATCAACAGGTGAACCGAAAGGTATTACTTTTAGCCTTCCTGCACTTTCAGTGCTTACAACAAAAGGATTTGACACTGCATTGAAAAAGAAGTTGAAAACAGTAGCTCGAAGCGATGCAGCTAAGTCCTTGCTAGAACCTAAAGACATAACATTATAAACATGATTGAAACGCGCTCCATTCGGGGGCGCGTTTTTATTTATGCGTCAGGATGGTGAATTCATGGCCACAGTATCCAACTCTTTAAAGTTGTTTGATGCTATGTCCGGCCCGCTTAAAAGCATAACGAACGCAATGAACCTTACGATCTCAACAATGCAGAGAATGCAGAACGCGACGAACCAGAATGTTCGGGTAGATCGCTCTTTGATTGCAGCTAAACAGCAACTTGCTTCAGCTGAGGCACAGATACAAACGGCGATCGACCAGGCGACGAGGTCCCAAAATCGATTCAATGAAAGTGTGAAAAAGTCACACAAATCGACAGGTGAGTTATTAGGGTCTGTTAAGGCGATGGCAGCGGCTTATTTATCAATAGAAGGCGCAAAACGTTTGTATGAGTCAACAGTAGGCGCGGCGATGGAACAACAAAGTATGATTGATGCCATTTCTGCTCGAACAGGGAATAAGGCCCAGGGGCAGGACATCTTTAATCAGCTGTCCAAGCAAGCCCTGCAATATGGACAAGACGTTAAAGCTTCTTTGCTTGGTGCTCAGTCCTTTATGTCAAACACAATGGATCCTAAAAAACTGACCCAGCTAAATATGTTGGCCATGAGGCTGTCCAAGCTTAATCCTGAGGAAGGATTAGCCGGGGCAGCTTTTTCCTTGAAAGAGTTAATGTCCGGAGATTACACTTCGATCGCTGAACGCTTCAATATGAGCCGAACCATGTTGCAGAATAGTGCTGCTCGTAAGGCCGGTCAAAAGAATGATGTCGATGGATTTATCAAGGGAATGGACGAGCTGCTTAACATGCAGAACATGACACAGAAGGCATTTGAGCAGATGCTTGATTCCCCGGCAGCTAAGTGGGACAGGATAGTTCAGGCTTTTAAATTCAAAATGACGTCTGCTGGGCGTGAAGCTTTAGCCACTTTAGAGCCGCTGTTTAACACCATAGGAAATGCATTTAACTCAGGCAAGTTCGATGCTTTCTTTTCGACGCTGCAAAAGGGATTAACGATAGCCGTAAGGGTTATCAACGATGTAATTAAGGGAGTTTCATGGTTGTACAACACGTTGACACAGTATTCAATCTTTAATGTGTCGTTTGGCGATCTATTTAACATCCTGCAAGCAGGTTTAACGATGCTAGAGAACGCCGCTTCGACAGTTGGGGATTATATCACAAGAATCCTTAATCTGATCAACCAGGCAAGGCCAGTGATCATTGGTCTTCTATCTGCCATCGCAACAGTTTGGTTGGCGATGATCATTAGAAACCTGTGGGCTATGGTTCCCGCCTTGACGGCGAATGTCGCGAGATTATGGGCAATGATACCCCCATTGCTTGCACAAGCAGGTGCATGGCTTGCCTTGAATTGGCCGATTCTACTCGTGGCTGCAATTATTGGTGCTGTGGTAGCAGCTGTCATATATTTCGGGGTTTCTACTCAGCAAGTCGTCGGTGTGGTTGTTGGGGTGTTCTATAGCCTTTATGCTTCGGTCATGAATGTGGTGGCCCTGATGTGGAACATCTTCGCAAGCTGGGCTGAATTCCTCATGAACCTGTTTATCGATCCGGTATACGCCATCAAGAAGCTCTTTTACGATTTGGCCAAAACCTTCGGGGATTACATGGTCAACATGGTCCGGTCCGCTGAAGACTTCGCCGGCGGATTCGTAAAAGTCATTCTGTCGGCGGTGAACAAAGCGCTTGAAGGCTTCAATTGGTTCGTGAAGCAAGCCAATGGGTTATTTGGCACAGAATTTAAAACGGTGGGTATGATCGATGCGAGCAACGTTCACGCGATCAGCTCCGGCCTTCAAAATCTGATGTCCAATCTGCAAGCGCCGACAAGCAGTAAGAACGTGGTGAGCATTCCGCGGATGCAGCAAAAGAACCTGAGTGACTATTACCAAAAGGGATATACGGCCGGATCGAATGCGACCGACAAGGCGCTGAAGTCGATCTCCAACCTCGTAAATGGCGCTAAGAAAGCGGCCACCGTGACGAATCCCGGAAAGTATAACCTGGGTAACAACGCCAGCAAAAACATCCCGAATGTCGGCAAAGTCGGGAAGGTTGGGAAGATTGAGGATACCGTGGACATCTCCAGCGAGGATCTGAAGATGCTGCGGGAGCTGGCAGAAATGAAGAGCATTCAGAATTTCGTGACGCTGCAGCCCTCTGTTAATTTGACCACAGGCCCAGTAACGAAAGAGGCGGACATTGACACCATCATGTTGAGAATTGAAAAAACGTTAACAGAAGATATCGCTTCTTCAGCTGCGGGGGTGTATAACGTTGGCTGATTACTCTTTGACTTTAAGCTTCAATAACCAGGCGGAGGCCATCGAGTTTCCTGTACTGCCGGAAAAGATTGACGTAACCACAGACGGGGATGGAAAGACCTATACGGTTTCAAATCTAGGTGAGGTCAACGTCATCATGAAATCGAAACTAACTGAGATTAGTTTTGATGGGATCTTTCCGGCGAATTGGTATCCTGGAGCGAATGTAACACAGGCTGAATTGTTCCTGCCATCGCATTACATTGTGGAACGGATCCAAAAGTGGAGATCGTACAAGAAGCCCATGCGCCTTGTGTACGTCGGCGATACGATCAACATTAACCTGCCGGTCAGCATCGAGCGCTTCAACTGGTGGGAGGAAGGCGGCGAGGTCGGGGATATCAAATACTCTGTCTCGTTTAGAGAATATCGATTTTACGCCGCTCAAAAAGTAAAGGTTGAGAAGAAGCCTGGCGCTGCCGCGGCGAACAAAGCCGCCACCCCCGTCAAGAAACAAGCCAAGGCCCGGCCAGACACGCGTGTGCAGCCCAAGACGTATACGATCGCCTCCGGTGATACCTTGTGGAAAGTGGCCAAAAAGTTCTTTGGCGACGGATCAAAGTACACGCAGATCCAGAAGCTGAATGGAATCAAAGACTCGGAGTTAAAAAACCTCAAAGTGGGCCGGGTGATTAAATTACCGTAGGGGAGGGTTCGACGTGCCGCTTGAAATCATGACTGATGATAAAAAGGGCAATGTGTTTGATGTGTCCGATCTGGTCACGGAGGCTACATGGAAAACCTCCCGGATCGGTAAGCCAGGGAGCTTCGAATTCACCATCCTCCAGGCCTCAAACTATATGATCAATAACGGGGATATCGTCCGCGCCAAAGTGGACGGTAAGCCCCTTTTTTATGGATATGTCTTTGCCGTCGGACGCAGCCAGGAAGGGATCATCAAGGTAAAGGCCTATGATCAGATCCGATACCTAGCGGCGAGCGACACGTATGTGCTCAAAAATATCACGGCCGCCGCGCTGGTCAAAAAAATTGCAGATGACTTTGGATTGAAATGGGGAAACATCGTTGATACGAAATACAAGATTCCAGCCATGGTCGAGGACAATCAAAAGCTAATTGATATCACTAGCAAGGCGTTCGCCTTGACCACCATTAACACTGGATCGATATACAATTTTTATGATGACTTCGGCAATCTCGCAGTTAAAAACATCAAGGACATGAAGCTGGATCTCGTTATTGGGGATGGCAGTCTCATGACTGACTTCTCGTTTGAAAAATCCATCGACGATGACACCTATAACCGGATCAAGCTTGTGCAGGACAACAAGAAAACCAAGAAGCGCGACGTATACATCGCCCAGGACAGTGCGAATATCGCCAAGTGGGGCCGGCTGCAGTATTACCAGAAGGTCGATGAAAATCAAAATGCGGCTCAGATCAAGCAGCTGCTGGATCAATTGATAAAACTGAAGAACATGGAAACCAAGTCGCTGAAAATGGAGGCACTGGGGGATCCGTCAGTTAGAGCTGGCTGCTATGTAAATGTGCTAATTGGAGAGTTGGCTATTAATCAATTGTACCTTGTCGAAGAATGCAGCCATAAATTCAGCGGCGACGACCATACCATTTCCCTTGAATTGAAGGTGTTTTAAATGAGTTTGGCAGATGCAATTAAGCAGATAAGCCATAACACTATAGGGGCCGGCAACCCGGTAACGGTAATGTTCGGCACGGTCACAAAGACAAATCCTCTTGAGGTGAACGTGGATCAGCGTTTTATACTCACAGAGGATTTTTTGATTCTCACGGAGCGACTGACACGTTATGAAATCGATCTGAAGCACAAACATGATACCAGCGGAGAGCCGACGAGAGAAGCTCTGACGGAGAAGGTCGTCATCCGTGAAGGTCTCAAAACGGGAGATGCTGTCTTGCTGCTTCGCGTTCAGGGCGGTACTCAATACGTCGTTTGGGATAAGGTGGTGAGCAGCTCATGATACCGATCGGCGGGGACATTCAAGAGACAGAGGAGCTCCAGGAACCAAGCAGGACCTACAAGCTGGATCTGGTAAACAAGCGGATTGTCGGCACGGTGGACGGATTGGAGGCGGTCAAGCAGGCGGTGTATAAGATCTTGAAGACGGAGCGATTTGAATACTTGATTTACGATACCGATTACGGAAGTGAAATAGGCGGCCTTCATGGCAGAAGTGCTGGTTATGTTCGCTCTGAGCTTCAGCGGAGAATCACGGAGGCGCTCCTCCAGGACGACCGAATTACCGCAATTGAGGATATGAACATCTCAATCAGAGGGGACGAAGCCTTTGTGACCTTTACCGTGGTATCGGTCTACGGGAATTATAACGAGGAGGTGAAGGCTGTTGTATGAGGATCAAACGTATGAAGTAATCCTCCAAAGATTACTGGACCGCATGGACGGCGATGTCGATAAGCGACCGGGGAGTATCATCTATGATGCCCTGGCGCCGGCTGCCGCAGAGTTTGCTCAGATGTATATTGAGCTGAACGCAGACCTGAATCTTCGCTTCGCCCCTACGGCCACCGACGAATATCTGGACAGGGCGATCGCCTGGTCCGGAATAAAGCGGAAAGCGGCGACAAAAGCGCATCTGCGCGGGGTTTTCTACGATAGCGCCGGCGGGCTCTTTGACATCCCTATCGGAAGTCGGTTTTCGCTCGATGATTTAAATTATACGGCAATCAACAAGCTTTCGTCCGGCAACTTTACGCTCGAGTGCGAGACTGCAGGGGCTGTTGGGAACCGGTATTTTGGCGACCTCTTGCCGATCGATTATATCGACGGACTAGCCCGCGGAGAGATCACAGAAGTGTTAATTCCCGGCGAGGACAAGGAAAGCGATACGACCCTGTATGAGCGCTATCAGGAGAAAGTTTCCCGGCCGGTTACAAGCGGCAATCGTTATCAATACGAAATCTGGGCGAGGGAGCTCCCCGGGGTAGGCCGGGCAAAGGCTTTCCCTGAATGGGCTGGCCCTGGAACAGTAAAGGTCGTCCTGTTGGATAATGATATGCGTTCCCCATCTGCTGCAGTCGTTCAAGCTGTTCAAGATTATATCGATCCCACCCAGGACGGTATGGGGGAGGGAGCTGCCCCGGTCGGACCGGTTGTAACGGTAACGGCTGCAGAGGAAGTACCGATCAACGTCTCTGTTTCCGTTACACTGGCCACAGGAGCTACGACCGAACAGGTTGCAGAGCAGATCGAAGCCGGATTGAAAACGTACCTGACGAACCTAGCCTTCACGGATCCGCTCGTCCGGTACACTAGGATTCAAAGTATCATCCTGGATATCCCGCCGGTCATTGACTATGCGGACCTGCTGGTGAATGGCCAGACAAGCAATATCGAGATGCAGCCAGGCCAAGTTGCTGTTCCCGGGACGGTGACGGTGACATGAATGGGACTGAACGACTAAGGGGTTACCTGCCACCGTACTATGATGGAGTAAAGGAGTTTGATCAGCTCACATCTACAGAAGGCGCTGAGCTTGATCTGCTCTCTGGACGAACGCAGGACGTGCTGAATCAGTTCTACCCGGAATCAGCCACATGGGCATTGGATCGGTATGAAAGGGACCTGCAGATTATCGTGGATATGGGAAAACCGTATGACCAGCGACGATCCGTTATCATCTCCAAAATGAGAGGAAGCGGCAAAGTATCTGGATCCATGATTAAAAATGTGGCCGAGGCGTATGACGGAGGCGACGTCGATGTAGCTGTCTCTCCGGCCGAATACAAAATCATCATTACTTTTATCGATACGCTTGGGATCCCGTTAAACCTGGACGATTTGAAAAAGGCAATTGATGATATCAAGCCGGCTCACATGAGTGTGGTGTATGAGTTCCGGTTTCTGCTCGTTAGGGATATTCATAACGTTATGACTTATAACCAATTACAGCAAACGCCATATTCGAAATTTGCTTTTAGACAGACGGGAGGTGCATGAAGTGCCTGATAAAACCCCTAATTTGAATTTGTATAAGGTTAACCCTGAAACTGATGGAAATGACACCTTCAATATTGATTTGGCACTCAATGACAACTGGGATAAGATCGATGAAGCTGTAAATGCTGTTGAGGCCGTGGTTGCGGATCATTCGACGCGCCTAGATACGGCTGTCTTCGCTGATGTGACGTTAAATCCTGGCGTGCAGATCGTGAACAGCACGAAAACGTCCCGGTTCAGCCTAGGGTCGATTAAAGGGCGGACTCTTATCAACTTGCTAGGGCGGACTGGCGGTTTCGAGAACGGCAATGACTGGGCGGTCAGCGCTCAATCTGCCGAAATTGACAAAACCGTGCATGCTGATGGTAGCACACAGTCGTTAAAGATCACGCTTGGAGGTGTTAATGGTAACATCAACCGCACAGTCAACCTTACTATAGGTAAAACTTATCTTTTGGCTGCTGACGTTGCGAAAATCACAACGACCAAGGTGTATGTTTCCATTACCAGCATTGCAAACGGGAACGAGATCACGGGAAATAGTTTTGGGCTTTCGTTTGCAAGATTTACAGCAACTTCTACCGCACATACTATCGCGGTTGTCGGTTCTGGCGCAGCGGGGCAAGTCTTTAATGTCGATAATGTTCGTTTGTATGAGGTCAATGCCGACGATTATGCCGCGCTCGCGAACATGACGCCGGAACAAGTCGCCGCGAAATATCCATACGTCGACAGCGTGCAGCCTGTACGAAATCCGTACGCGATACGATACGGTGAGAACCTGATGCCGCCGTTTACCGAGTGGACCAGCGGAGCGCAGCCATTTGTCGCTAAATCTCCGTATGAGGCGGTCAGAAATGCGACAGCTTTTGGAGGGGCTGCGACGGTTACTATTCCAGTAACCCCCAAAAAAACCTATACACTCTCATATAGTGTTAGCGACATTACTAACGCTTACATGAACGTAGAATGGTTAGACGCCCAGGGAGCCCATATCGGGGACTGGTCGCCGCCAAATCAGACGGTTCAGACAGTTACAGCGCCCGACGGAGCGGTTCAAATGCGCGTGCTAGCTACAAGTACAGTAGCAGGTACATTTACATTCACTAACCCGATGCTCACGCTCGGCAGCGTCGCCAAGCCGTTTAAACCGCGTGAAGACGCCATGCTCGCGCTGCAAACGGATGTGTTCGCCGATCCGTTAACCGGCAGCACCGCCGATGAGGTATTTGTCCGTGACGGGCAGTATTTTAAACTGGGGAAGTGGAAAAAGGTTATCCTTAATGGGTTGTTAACCTGGTCTTACATCGGATCAGCAGCCGGTTTTAAGCGAGTAAAAATCCCTATTACGGATGCAGTTTCGTCTGACGGAGCTAACTCGTGGATTACGAAATATGACGGAAGTCTTGTGCCGTACGGGGATTCCAATTCCCTTCCTAACGTCCACCATATTATTAATTCTCAAGGCGGACTATTTCTCTCTATCCCAAGCGCCGACAGCGGATGGGGCGACAGCTACACGCCGACAGCCGACGAGATTAAGGCGTATTTCATGGGCTGGCGTATGTGCAACTACTATGATACGCAGGTATACTCGGGGGCAACAGGTCAGATGAAATGTTGGGGCCCCATCGCTAATCCTGTTAATACCATAGGCAGTAAAGGTTGGGTAGATTATGTATTCACAGTACCAACGGGAAATGCTCCCGTGTCTGCGGGAATAGTTTATACGCCATACAGCCTTGTCTACCAGCTCGCAACGCCAACGGTCGAGCCGATCACGTCCGAGGGCGCGATTACGCTCGTTGAGGGCGACAACCAGGTCGAAGTCGGTACGGGGCTCGTGGTACGTGAGAGTGTGCAGGCGAAAAACGATGCGGGGCCTACGAACTGGTATCTAAACGCTATTAACGGATTAGGTTACGATGCGCCTTTTAAAAATAAAGTCAGGTCAATTAAAACCATCTACAAAAATTCTCTACCAGATACTGCACGATGGATTTTGCGTCCTAACAACTCCTCTTACTACGGAGGATTCGGCGCGTATGCTCTCAATGCTAACTATGACCAATCAACCGCCTACAGCGTAACCTATTTCATGTTGGACAAGTCGCCTATCGTTGCATTAACGGGATCCGCTGCGACCAACGAAAAGGCGCTACTGCAAGACGTGACAAGCGTCAATAAACGAATCAGCAACGCGGAGGCCGTAGCGCAGCAAGCAACGGTGGCAGCACAACAGGCTTTTCAGTCAGCCAGTGACGGTAAAACGGCGGTCGCTTCCGCGATCACTGGCAAAGGGGTAACGGCATCAGGAAGCGATACTTTTCCGCAACTGGCGACGAAGATCGGTCAAATCAGCACGGGGCAGCGTATGACGTTTTCTACGCTTGAAACTGCGGCCTTGACAACAACAGGGATGCAGATAATTTCACAACTTCCTCCGGGAAAGATCTTTTCATTTGACGCGAATTACTTTAAGTCAGGTTCTATTCCTGTCGATGGGTCACATGTACGCGTAGCGGCTTATGCAAACGCTGCGACTAATGCCTCCGCAGCTTGCTTTATAAAATTGGTGCGGCCAAATGGGACACAGATTACGACTTCTCTCGGTAATCAGGTCGTCACAGCGAATAGCACATCGTACGCGTACTACCTTTACGGATTCGAGTTTAGTAACGGAGTTATTACTCCGGGCGTAGTGCAGTACCGAGTTAGGAGCTATAGCGATCCTTTTACATGGACGGCTTGGCAAAATGTCGGTGGTGGGGCGGATGCGTCTGAAATCAACCAGATTGTCGTTTCATGGACTATAACCTCGGGAGACGCGTCATATTGTTGGGCTAAGTACGCTCTAAACGGTAGAGGAATTTTAATATAGATGGGAGTGTTTTTAATGCGATTTCTTGTCCAGTATGAAAAGATATCGGGCACAATCGGTCAAGTTACGATGGTTATTCAAAACCCGATCGATGCTGAGCCGACGGAAAACAGCTTTTACACGGAGGATTTGACGTATCCGGTCCAGGAGTCAATCCCGAACATGGACGCCTATCTCCGGGTTAACCTAGAAACTAAAGAGCTGTATTTCGACTATATCGCCCGCGAGACGTTCGAGACGAAAGTCGACGAGCTAAAGCAAGAAAACGCGGATCTCACGAAACGCGCCGATACTGCTGAGGCCAACACGTTAACCGCGCTCGATGCGGTCGCAACCGTGTTTGAGCAACTGCTCGATGTTCAGGCGCAGCTCGCAGCATTGCAAGGGGGAGGCGAAACAACCGCGTGAATGAGACAATGATAAACGTATATGTAGAATTGATTAAGGCCGGACGCCGGGATCTTTCCAGCGTGCCGGCTTTTTTGCGCCCGGACGTTGAGAAAGCGTTAGAGCCGGAGGCGACCGCATGATGAGAAATTTCCTCGTCTGGTTGCTCCTCAAACTCTTGAAAGGGGGTGAGGATATGGTCGCCGTATATGTAACGCTGATTATCTATGGTCGTCGTACTTACGAGAGTGTACCGGCCCAGCTGCAGCCAGCCGTTAAAGCGGATCTCGAAGCGATGGGACTCGGAACAGACGGTTCTCCAATGGAAGCGAATCAGAAATAGTTAAAGATTTTTTTTGCCCTCGGAACCACTCCGGGGGCTTCTTTTTATGTACAGATCAAAGGGGGAAATGCCGTGCCAGAAGAAAGGGTGATTGAGGTGGAGGATACAACCAAAGAGCTGGTGAAGATTCAGATCCAACTCGCTCGTATTGAAAAAACCTTGGAGCAGGTGCCTGCTCTATCGGCCACGACTGAGGCGACCAAAGAGCTCGCCCGAGAAGCCATGCAATCGGTCAAGTCAGCGCATCACCGCTTGGACCGGATCGAGGACGGCCAGAAATGGCTGTGGCGTACCGTCGGTGCTTCAGCTATTGGTATCGTCACCGCTGCTATCGTGGCGGCTATTAAATTCACGGGAAATTGAATAAGAAAGGTTGATGAAGAATGGATTGGAATATGATTGGGCAGTTGATTGACCCGAAGCTTCTTATCGTTGTGGCTGTGTGTTGGGTAATTGGCTATATCCTCAAACAGACCCCGCTGGTCCCGAACTGGAGCATCGTATATATCGTTGTCATTGCAGCCGTGCTGATTACAGTCTGGATGCTGGGTTGGAGTGCAGAGGCAGTCATTCAGGGCGTCCTGGCCGGCGCTTTTGCGGTATTTGGCCACCAGGTTGTGAAGCAGGCCAAGAATGGAGCTGAAGACGATGCAAAACAGGGTTAAGGGGAACGCCCAGGGGATCGATGTATCCCACCATCAGGGCGTGATCGATTGGCCGGCGGTGGCAGCTGCCGGCATTTCTTTTGTCTTTATCAAAGCCACCCAAAATAGCATGGACCCGAAATTTTTAGCCAACGTCAAAGGGGCAAAGGCTGCCGGGCTCTTGGTCGGCGCATATCATTACCTCGATGATAAGGTCACTTCTACTGAAATGGCCCGAGCTGCAGCACAGGTGTTTTTCAAAGCGATCGTGGCAGCTGGCGGAGTAGAAGTGTTTGACCTGCCCTTTGTTCTAGATTATGAGAGCAATAAAAATAAGCTCTCCGCCCTGACTATCACAGCCATTGCGAAAGCCTTCATGGAGGAGATCCATCGGTATACCGGCCGCGCCCCGATGCTTTACACATATCCGGACTTTATTGGTAATTTCTCTGGTCTGACTCAGTATCCACTCTGGATCGCTAGGTACAGCACTCAGGCGCCGGTCGATGCATCCGGGTGGAAACGCTGGGAGTATTGGCAGTACAGCGACGGATCCGCAGGCGGTGTGCTCCCGATCGGCGGGCGCAAAGTGCCCGGGATCCCCGGTCCGGTTGATCTCAATGAATTTTACGGTACAGTGGCCGAGCTGAAGGCAAGGTACAGTAAAAAGGTGAAGGAGGAAAAGCCAGTGACACAGGAACGCGACATTAACCAGGTAAGCGATTGGGCTGCCGTTGCCTGGGATACGATGACCAAGAACGGATACGTTGACGGAACGCGGCCGGGAGATACGATGACGCGGGAAGAGGGGGCAGTCATCTTTAACCGGCTGCGGACCAATTTGCTGAAGTTGATCGCCGGCAATACACAGGATATTAAGGACTTGGAAGGCCGCCTGCAGGTGATTGAAAAAGAGGAAGTGTAACTAGAGTTTATGAACAAAATCATAGCCCACCATTTTTGTTTGGTGGGCCTTTTTTATTTGGCAAAACATCATTTCCTTTTTTAGGGTATAATATAAAAATCGTAAACATAATGTTGGAGTTTAGGAGGAATCCAGGTTGCAATATATAGTTTATATGGACGAATCGAATGACGAAGGGCCTTCTTTCGGTAACTTTTATGGCGGCGCTTTGGTGCGTTCTTTTGATTATCAGCGGGTTACTGAAATACTAGAAAGCAAAAAACAAGAACTTAATATAAATGGCGAGATCAAATGGCAGAAGGTCACGCTTCAATATGTTGATAAATATATTGCAATGATGGATACTCTGTTTGATCTTATAAAAGAAGATATAGTTAAAATCAGAATTATGTTTACCCAAAACTTACATGAACCTATAAACTTATCGGTGGAACAAAGAGCTAAAGAATATCAAATGCTTTACTATCAATTTTTTAAACATGCATTTGGATTAAGGTATTCGAATCCTGCGGGGAGAGAGGATCTGTCACTTCGCATTTATTTTGACGAGTTACCTGTGTCACCTAAAGACGCATCAGAGTTTAAGGATTATATCGAAAAAATCCAGTCGACTAAAGAGTTTGTGGAAGCAAAGTTAAAAATCAAAAAAGAGGACATTACAGAAGTAAAGTCACATAATCATGTTTTACTTCAGTATATGGATGTCGTGCTCGGATCGATGTATTTTAGGTTGAACAACTTACATAAGTTTATTCCTGAGGGGGAGAAGAGACGAGGGAAAAGGACAGTAGCAAAAGAAAAGGTCTACAAACACATAAATAATAGAATTAGGGAAATATATCCGAATTTTAATATCGGAGTATCAACCGGCTACACAGATATTAAAGATAGATGGAATCATCCTTATAGACATTGGTTATTCATTCCCAGCGAACACAGAATTTCACCTGAGTATGTAAAAAGAAAGAGCCCCATCTCTCCTACATAA